TGACAGGAAGCCGGTGAACGTCAGCCAGCCCTGTTGCATGAACGCCACGGTTTCCGTCCACGCGCTTTCGACCGCGGCCCAAGCGTCGGTGAACATCATGGCGACGCCGAAGACCGCGTCGTTCCATAGGTTGACGAAGAATTGTTTGGCGCTGATCCACAGTTGGTTGACGAAGTTCACCCCCTTCTGCCATTCCATTTTGATGTGGAGCCAGAGGATTTCGGCGGCCAACTTGATATCGCCGGTGGCGAGCGCGTCGCCGATTCCCTTCCACGTTTTCAGCGCTTCGTCGTGCAGTTCGGTAAACGTGTCCTGCAGCCATTGAATGCCCTGAGCGGCCAGCCCAGTTTGCTGGAGGATCACCGCCCCGAGGGCGACGGCGGCCCCGATCACGAGCGCCATCGGCGTGAGCAGGAGCGCCACGGCACTCCCGAGCATGCCGACCGCCGTGGCCACCGTAGACGCGATGCCGGCGAGCACCCCGAGCACGCCGCCAAGGCCGGCGATTCCCTTGCCGACGACCCCGATGACGGTGCCGGCGACGACCAGAACACTCCCGATCTTGGCGATGCTTTGCACCAGCCCGCGGTTTTGCCGGACCCATGCGGCCGCCTGGGTTACGATCCGGGCCAGCGCATTGGGCCAGCGGGCCATGAGCGGCAGCACGGCCGACCCGACGGCGTCCCGCAGTTCGCCGAACGCGTTGTTGAGCCGTTGCAGGGCGTTGACATAGTTGAACACCGCGGCCGCGTCGCGCTTGTTGGCGAACCGGCCCGCCTCCAGGGCGGAGGACGCGAACGAATGGGCCATGGCCGCGAGCGGCGCGGTGATGGCGGCCCCCATGGCGGCGATCTTGGCCCCCTGCCACGCGACGGCGTTCCCGAAGTCTTTGAGCGCGACCGATGCCGACTGCAGCGGCCGGGACACCCGGTCGCGGAGCGTCAATTCGATGTAGGCGGCGCCGGCGCGGATGGCGGAGGACGACATGGCCTTGTTGATTCCCTGGGTACGAAAATGCTTTTCAGGACCGCAATGGGGGCGGTGATCCGCTGCTCTGGCGGCGGTGGCGGGGCGTAATCGTTGAAGTCGTCATCGGTGAACGGTCGCGGGTGTGTTTTGCGGTCGCGATGGATGTTTGCGAGCACGCTGCATACGCGAGCCGTTCGTTTCCATTCGTCTCGCCTCCGTCCATCCGCCATCCAGAACAGTTCCCGGAGCGTCAGCGGCCCCGGGTTTACGCCGACGACCCCGGCGAGTTGCCAGAGGAGTTTCCAGGCGTCGGCCGCGGTGATTCGAGGCCGGTCGTTTCCATTTGTTCCTCGAACATCCGGTCGATCCGTGGATCCCGCAGTCGCACCGTCGCCAGTTCGCAGGCCCGCGTCCGCAGTTGCTTCATTTTCTCCCACGCCGTCCGCGCCGCTTCGCGGCGGGACGGGTGGGAAAAAGTAAAAAGCCCCTCGGCCAGTGCCTCCTCCGCGGCTTGAAGAACGTCGCCGCTCATCGCCTGACCGAACTGTTCGTCGGTGATGCCCCGGGCATCTGCTTCTGGCTTGCAGATGGCATAGAGCACGTCGACGAACAGGACGACGTCGGCCATGAGTTTCCCCATGAGCGTCCCTTCGACGAACTCCATGAGGTCGACGGAGAGAAGGGACCGGACGCGCTTGACCGTGTCGGTGCCGATCGACATAGACCAAACGCGCCCGGCCGTATCCTGGAAGGTGTGAGGCATCACGAACCCCCGCCAGCCGGAACGGTGAACCACGTCGGCGTGATCGGAGCGCCGTTGGTGTCGAACGCCGGCGCCGGCTTGGCCGACACGTCGAACGTCACCGCCGATTCGAGGGCCTGACCCTCTTGGAAGTTGAACACCTCACACACCGCCCGCAGCCCCTGCGATCCGGTGGTGCCGACTGGGCCGTCGAGCGCCAGCAGGTCGATCGTGGTGCCGTCGATGTACGATGCGAGCAGCGCGGCATAGTCGGTGTCACCCGGGACGTACTTCAACTGGAAGTCGATGGATGCGTCCTTCAGCGTGCCCTTGCGTGTTTTCCACTTGGATGCCCGGGTGCTCGTGTCGGCCTCGCCCTTGGAAAGCGGGATCGTCACGTCCGAGACGTTGGGCATTTCGTTCCACACCGGCGAGGCATACGTGCCGGTGTTGCGGTAGAGCTTGCAGTCGAGTCCGAGTCGCGTCATCTGCGGTTTCTCCTTGGGGGGTTGGGTTACGGTCGGTGGTCACTGGACGCTGTTGGCCCAGAATTTCGGCAGCCGGTCGAGGTTCTCCAGGAGGGCCGGCCCCATGAATGGACGTTGCGGGTATGTCGCGACGCCGCCTTGCGCGGCGACCAGGGCGCGCACCCGGCGTTTCTCGGCTTGCGTCCGCATCTTGGCGGTGTTGCCGAACGCGTCGTTCGGTGCGGTCTCGATCCAGCGACGGCTTTTTGTGACTTGCGCTTCGCTCGTGAACTTGATGTAGGCGGTTTCGCCTAGGTCGTCGATCGGGCCGTGGCCGCCGACGTGCAGCCGCCAGTTGGTGCCGGCGGCGAGCAGGGTTTCCTGCGTTTGGCCGCGGAGCGACCGCGGCCGTTGCGTGCCGCCGTGCTCGTGCACCCTGGCCACGTCGGAAATTAGGTGGGCGGCAGGGCCGATGACCACTGTGTGGTCGCCTTCCACGGCGTAGAGGATCGAGTTCCGCAGGGCGCCGCGGCGGGTGTTTGGAGGCTGGCCTGGGGCGCTGGCCGTTTGCCGTGTTCGGATCAGCCGGCGGGCCGCAATCCGCAGACTCGCCCCGGCGTGGCCGAGGTTCTTGAACGTCGCCCGGCGCATGGCCCGGCGGACGTCTGACGTCTGGTCGACGATGGTCACCGTGGCACTCATCGGCGGCCTCCATCCGGCACGTCGCGGCCGATCGCGTGCTGGAGTTCGCGCTGGCCGGCGGCTAGTTCGTCGAGCGTGTCCGCCTGCCGCTCCTGCGCCCGCGACAGCGTGGAGAGTGTTTCGGACGTCGTCCGGAGAAACGCTGTGTGCGATTCCACGACCGGCACGAGGACCGTGGCGTGCAGGGCGACGGCGGCCAGCTGGCCCCAGTAGCCGAGGACGGCGAGCACGACACACGGAAACCCGAATTCGCGGGCGATCCGCATGCCGACGTCGACGATGTCGCGGGTTTGCTGGGTCATTCGCTCGGCTCCAGCCAGCGCTGCACGACGAGTTGCACGATGATTCCGATGGCCCACATGACGAGCATGGTGGTAAAGGCGAACCCGGCCCGCTGGTCGTACTCGTCGCGGACTTGCCGCTCGATGTCGGCCACGACCGTCCGTTTGGCGACCGGCCCCCAGTACCGGGCGGCCAGCAGTCCGCCGGGCGCGAGTTTGGCCTGGGCAACGGTGGCAATCGCGTCGCACCGCTCGCGGCCGAGCATCGCCCGGCGGATCGGGTGCGCGGCGAGCCGTTCCCAGACGTAATCGGTGAGGTCTTGCGCGGGCGTCATTTGGCGGCGCACCTCCCGTGCGCGCAGTCCGCCCCCGGCCAGCGGACGCCGGCGAGGAAGGTGCGGACCCGCGTCGAGCATGGCCCGACGGTCTCCCCCGGGTTCGCCCCGAGGAGCACGCCGGCCAAGTGCCCGTCGGCGTTGAAGATCGGGCCGCCACTGTCTCCCTTGCGGGCCGTGGCCCGGCACTCGATCAGTTCCTTGGCACCGCCGCGGCCCGGCGTCAGGTACTCCGTCAGGGCCCCCGACTCCTCGCGGTAGACGTAGGGGCGACCGCCGTAGCCGGCGATTGTCAACTGGTCGCCGACCCGCGGGGCCTGGGCCGCGATGGTCACCGGCTCGGCGGCCGGCCGGGGCACGAGGACGGCGGCGAGGTCGTAGAGTTGGTCGGTCTTGAGCACGCGTCCGGCCCCGCGCTTTCCGTCCGGCCAGTGAACCGTCAAGGAATCCTTGACGCTTCGCACGACGTGCCAGTTGGTGACCACGAGCCCATGCGATCCGCTCACCGCCACGAGGACGCCGGACCCGCCGTGCAATTCGTCCCCGACGCGGGCCTCCAGGCGGGCGACGGCCGGCCGGGGTCCGGGGGCGGCGGCGGCAACGGTTCGGGAATCCCGGATGGTTGGCGCGGCCGGGCCGTGGTGCGCTACTGGCGTTGCCGCCTCCCCCGACCCGCCGCAGATGGGGCACGCGAACCGCACCGGGCCGGGGCCGACGACCCGGGCGCCGTGGCAGTTGTCGCACGGGCCGGCGGCGGCGATGGTGCAGACCGCGGCGAACAGGAGCGCGAGGAACGCGGATTGCATGGTTTTCACCCGGCGGCCGGCCGGCTCCAGTCGTCGGGGAGGGTGCACGACGCGATGGCGAACGATCCCCGCCACGCGGATTTGGCGGTCCGCTCGGAGTCGTACCGCGTCAGGTCGTAGGAATCGGGGTAGGCCATGAGCCGTTGCCCGGGGATCCACCGGGCCCACGGCACCGCGTGGCCGTTGCGGCCGACGCTGACGACCATCCCGTGGAGGACACAGCACACGGCCTGTTCGTAGCTGGCCGGGAAAATCACCTCCAACGGCCGGAACAGTCGGGCGGTTTCTTCCCACCCGGCAGGGAACCGATTTAGGGCCACCCACGAATCCCCAGTTTGGTTTTCGTTGCCCCGGCCGCTGGTTCCCGCCATGGCGTGGCGGAAGCCGTATTCGGCCGGCTGGAGCCGGTCCGGGAGCATCCCGCGGCGGACGGCGATTTCGAGCACGCTGCGGACGTTCGCCCCGCCCCAGCGCTTTGGGTTGGCTTCGGCGTAGACCGACAGCGGCGACAGCCAGACCGATCCGTACTGGCCCGACTCTGCATAGCGGTAGCCGGCCCGCGGCCCGTCCCGGTAGATGACCCCGCGGGCCCGGTTGCGGGCGGCCTCCAGGTTGGCCCGGAGGGAATGGCAGGTGCATTCGTGGGTGGGCGTCTGGTTCGTGTAGCGGTCGATGCAGTTCATCGCCCACGCATTCGCCCGGTCGTTTTCGGCGGCACGTTCGGCCCACTCGCGCGGCTCGATCCACAGGGCTTCCGGGAAGTCGCGCGAGGCGTCGCCGCAGGCGTCGCGCAGGGCGTCGGTCGTGTCCTCGGCCGCGAGATGGTCGGGGTAGCCGTCGTGTTCGTCGGGAAAGACGTCGATGAGGCGGGGGTGGATTTTCACGGCACGGCCTCCATGACGGCGGCCTCGCTTGCGGGCTTTGGCGTCACCCGCAGCACGGTCTGGCCGGCCAGCGCGACGACGGCGGGAAGACCGGCCTTGCGGGCGGCCTCCAGGGCGGCGCGGTACTGGTCCGGGACTGCGCCGGACCCGTCCGTTGTGTCGTCCTCCAGGAGCGTCGCGACGATCCGCCGGTCCCGGTTGAGCCGATCGAGCGCCACGGTGACGCCGGCCGGAATCGGCCCGGAGTCCTTTTCGTAGACGTAGACCGCGGCGGTCGCCGGTCCGACGACGACGGTCCGCCGGGCGGCGCAGGATTGGACCTGCGGGACGCCGGCAAGCAGGACCAGGGCGACGGCGATGAGGACGGCGACGCGGATCACGACTGCGGGGCCTCCGGCTTCAGCAGTTCGTCGAGGAGCTTCTGGCAGACGGCGACGGCGTCGGGCTTTCGCTGGTCGCGCAGCCGGGCGGCAAGGTCGATCACCAGTCGCAGGTCATCCACGGGGGTCCGCTCGCGGCGCGTGAGCCGGCCCCGGACCCGCTGCCAGATGAGGGCGGCGGCGTAGACGAGACAGCCGACGGCGAGGGCCACCTGGGCGTACTGGATCACGGTCACGATCTAGCCTCCATTTGCGCGGCGAGGTCGATGAGCAGACGGATGAGGGCCGCGCCCTCGGGCGTCCGCAGGACGGCGGCGATGTGCTTGGCGAGTTGGTCGTCGATCCGGCCCGCTGTCTGGCTGGCCGCCCACTCCAGCGCGTCGGCGACGATGTTGCCCTGCCGGCCGGCGTCGGGCTCGGCCGACCAGCGGCGCGCGAACCCGAGCAGCGGCGACCACTGGGCGAGCGTTCGGACCTGTTCGATGGTGGGCAGCGGCATGTCAGGCCCTTACCAGCGGGAGGAGCTTTTCGATGGCCCCGGATGCGATCGCGACGACGAGCGACCGGACGGCCGGGCGGACGATCAGCCACAGCGCGTAGACCGGCGCGGGCACGGCCTTGTCGGCCACGGCATCGAACAGCCGTTCCACCGCGCCCAAGGCGATCGCCTTTTTTTCCGCCCCGGAAAGCGTTTTGACCGAGTCGAGCGTGGTGATGACGAGCCGCAGGAGCGACAGGAGCAGTTCGCCGAACTCCGTCCAGGTCAGGCCGTCGGCGGCGGTCGCCGTGGCCTTGGCCATGAAGGCGGCCAGTTGGTCCGCGATCGTGGCGAACGGTGCGGCGGCGGCGGCGGGTGAATTGGTGTCAGCCATGGGCGTGTCCTGTTAGCGGTGCACGATGTAGGTGACGGTCAGAACGCTGGTGAACAGCCGTTTGTCCTGGAGGTGTTCCGGCGCGTAGATCGGCTGGTTGGCGATTCGGAGCCATGACGCCCCGGGCACGGTGGGCAGCGGTCGCCGGGTCAGGAAGTCGGCGATGTCCTGCACCAGTTCCATGAGCGGGTCCACTTCCTCCGGGCTCACCGCCAACAGTTTTTT